TTGGAGAGCAAGTGTGAGAACTAAATGTAACTCTATGCAAACACAGATAGATAATGCTAGTGATGTTGATGCGTTAGCCTCTTTGTTTACTTATACAACAACAGACGGAGTAACTTCAAGACCACTAGGCGAATTTCCAGTAAAGGCGTAACATGGTATTTCCAGTAATAGGCGGTGATGGTAAGCCTACAGGTTACGAGATAGAAAATTCATATAGAATTGACCAAGGTTCAGCCGTAGGTATGGCAAGGTTTGGTAACAATTCAAGAAATGGAAATACATTTACTATTTCGTTTTGGATAAAAAGAACAAAACTTGGAGAGTTTCAAACTATAGTAACTTCTAAAGTTGAAGATTCTGGTGTTAATTCTTTTCTTATGACTTTTCAAAGTAATGATACTATAAAAGTACAAGGGCAACCAGCAAGTGGCACAGGTTCGGGTGCAGGTAGAGATTACATACAAACAAATGCGGTTTTTAGAGATCCCTCAGCTTGGTACCATATAGTGTATAGACAAGATACAACTCAAAGTACATCAACAGATAGACATAGAATTTATGTAAATGGAGTACAACAATCAACATCAGTATATAATCCTTTAGACCAAAATGTTGGCGATGCTTATTTTTATAATGCTAATTCTTATCCTTACGCAATAGGTAATGATGAAAGAGATAATGATTATGGTAATTTTTACATGGCAGAACATCATTATACTGACGGAGTTTCTAATGCACCAACAGAATTTGGTGAAACAAATGATAACGGAGTTTGGATACCTAAAAAATATACAGGCAGTCATGGTTCTTATGGACACTATTTAAAATTTGAAAATGCTAGTGGTGGTTCTGGAACAACGGCTGTTGGAGGGCATAATTATACAACAGGTTCATCTTCAACAATAGGGGCTGATTCTTCTGGAAATAATAATCATTTTCATGTTCAAGGTTATAGTGCCGAAGATAATACAACAGATACACCTACAAATAATTTCTGTACGTTTAGTAGTATTTCTGTTGCAGGAGGTGGTTTAACAGACTACACTTCAAGATTATCTGAAGGAAATTTAATAGCCGATACTACTAATAATTCTGATGATTTCACTTATTTACCAACCTTTGCAACAAACATGCCTTTTTACTTTGAGATGAAATTTGCGGATGTTCATGGTGGTGGCAACGACCAAAGAGTTGGTATTATTCGTGTAGAAAAATCTTCTCAAGGGGGTTCTCATGCAGAAGCACATTACAGGCGGGATGGTAATATTCATTCTATAGACAATGCAGGTAATAATGTTGCAAGTGTTCAATCTGGAAAACAAGTAATTACTGACAACGATATTATAGGTGTTGCCGTAGATAACACAACTAACAATAATGTAAAATTTTACCACAATGGTTCTTTACAAGGAACTATTGATATACTTTCTACAATACTTTATATGCCTTTTGTTAGACTTTATGGTAACAGCACCACAACTAAAGTAGAAGCAAACTTTGGCAATCCACCTTTTTCAATATCAAGTGGTAATTCAGACGCTAACGGATATGGTAACTTTGAATACGCAGTACCTAGTGGATACTATTCACTATGTACGAAGAACTTAGCGGAGTACGGATAATGGCTTATACAACAATAGACGACCCATCAGCATATTTTCATACACAGTTATATACTGGTAATGGTAGTTCTCAAACAGTTACAAATGACGCTAATGCAGGAGACTTTAAACCAGATTGGATTTGGGTAAAAAATAGGTCTACTGCGGATAGTAATATGCTTTCTGATTCTAGTAGAGGTTCAACTAAAGCATTAGTATCAGAAGGAAATGGTGCTGAGTTTACACCAACGAATGGTAATTTAGCTTTTTTAACAGATGGTTTTAGTTTTGGTTCAAATAACAATTATAATAGAAATACAGACAGTTTTGTAGCATGGCAATGGAAAGCTAATGGTGGTTCATTAACTACTGCGGCTGAAAGTGGTTCTAATGTTGGTTATAGTAGACAAGTAAATACAACTTCTGGATTTGCAATTATTAAATACACAGGAATTGGTTCTGGAGCGGCTGTTATTCATGGAATGGGTGCTACTCCATCTTTTTTTACTGTTAAAAATTTAGGAGGAGGTGGGTGGAGTTGGTACACATATCATCATAAAAATACATCTAGCCCAAATACCGAAAATTTATACTTAAATAATACTGATGCAACTGCTGATATGGACACAGTTTGGAATGACCAATATCCTTCTAGCACAGAAATAAAATTAGGTACAAATGGTGGTGTAAATGCTGATGGTAATGAATATATAATGTATGCATTTGCCGAAAAACAAGGCTACAGTAAATTTGGTAGCTACACAGGTAATGGGCATGCAACAGATGGTCCATTTGTTTATCTTGGCTTTAAACCCGCTTGGTTATTATATCGTAATGTAAGTAGGGCTGAAAATTGGCTAATAGAAGATAATAAAAGAAATACTTTTAATAGAGTAGCTGGAGCAAAACTTCAAGCAAACGTAACTGATGCTGAAACAAGTGAAACAAGGTGGGGGTTTGATTTTTTATCTAATGGTTTTAAAGTGAGAAATACAGAATCACAAAATGCAAATAATGGAAGCGGAGAAACTATAATTTACATGGCATTTGCAGAACACCCATTTGTATCATCAAAGGGTGTACCAACAACAGCGAGATAATATGTACTTTACGACCGTGAAAAAAACAGTTAATATAGGAAAAACAAAATGTTACTAGGATATGGAGCAGTAGCAGAACAGCCAATAGCTTCACTAAGAGGCACGGGTGTTCAAAACGTTGGATCCGCTTTTATTAGTGGTCTTTCTTTTACCGCTAGTGTTGGTGACGAAACAGTGACCGCAGGTGCAACTATTTCTGCGGCTACAAACGTTGCTACATTTACCCTAGGTAATGAAACTGTAACCGCGGGTGCTAATATAACACCAACGACAGCAGGGCAAATAACAGTAAGTCTTGGTGAAGAAACACCATTTGGTGAATCTTTCCAAAACTTAATTACGTTATCAACAGGAACGCCAAACTTCTTTATTTGGAATGAGGTTGATGACTCACAAACCGTAACTTGGACCGACGTTGAACCGGGGTCCACGGACTAGGAGACTAAATGGCATCAACATATTCAAGCACTTTAAATCTAGAGCTTCAAGCAAGTGGAGAAAACTCTGGAACATGGGGCGACATAACAAATAACAATTTACAAAAAGTAGAATCAGCAATCAAAGGCTACGTCGCTGTAGCTGTTGCAAGTACAAATGATTCACTAACAGCAAATGATGGAACAACAGCAGACGAGCAAAGTAATGCAATCATCAAACTAACAGGCACTTTATCGGGCGCTACAACAATGAGCACCGAAGCAGTCGAGACATGGTACATTGTCGATGATGCAACAACACACGGTGGTAATAACTTAACCTTTAAACCATCGGGTGGCACAGGTGTTAATCTTGTTGAAGGTGCTAAACACATCTTATATTCGGATGGTTCTACTATGTTCGATGTCTTGAATGATGCAGGAAATATCACGGCCAACGGAACATTAAATGTTACAGGTAATGTAGACTTCAACGGCGGTGCTTTTGTATTTAACGAAGCAGGAGCCGATAAAGATTTTAGAATAGAAGGTAACACATCAACACACCTTATGTTTACAGATGCAGGTAATGACAGGGTAGGTATTAACAATGCTTCACCTTCTACAACATTAGATGTAGTTGGTGGTGTAAAAGTATCGGGTAATGTCGATTTTGATGGTGGCGGATTTACTTTTAATGAATCTGGTGGATCACTAGATTTTAGAGCAGAAACTAACACACTAACACACGCTTTCTTTATTGATGGCTCAGCAGACAAAATTGGTTTTGGAACATCAGCACCTACAAGTGGTTTTGTAAATATAGATCAAGCAAGTGCGACTGGAGCTATTGCTGTTTTAACATTAGATCAAGGAGACGGCGATCAAGAGTTTATACGATTTGATGGTACAAGTGCGGCAGACAGCACAGCAAGTGTATCTTCTTCTACGGACACTGATGGTTCTAAAATAGGAGCAATACGTGTTAACATTAACGGTACTGATCGTTGGATTAGACTATATGAAACTGCTGTGTAAGTATGCCACTAACCAAACTACAAATAGCACCGGGTATAGATAAACAAAATACCGAATATGGTGCAGAAGGTAAATGGGTTGATTGCGATAACGTTCGCTTTCGATATGGTTTACCAGAAAAGATTGGTGGTTGGACAAAAGTAACAAGTGATGCTCTCGTCGGCGCAACTCGAGCTATCCTTACCTATTCTGCTTTAAATGGTGTTAAATACGCCATTTATGGTACGAATAAAAAACTCTACGCTTATTCAGAAAACAATTATGCAGACATAACACCAACACGGTCTACAGGTACTGGTAACATTACACAGTTTGGAACAACAAATACATCTTCTACGGTAACAATAACAGACTCTAGTCACGGTGCATTGATTGGTGATTTTGTCACCATTGCTAGTGTGGGTGGTGCAGTTAATGGTATATCGGCAGCTAATCTACAAGGTGAGTTCGAAATATTAACAGTACCGGATGCTAATACATATACCATTGAAGCTAAAGCAGCAGCTACTTCTACTGGAAATGCAAGCGTAACAGCTAACGCCACATATCAAGTAAACACTGGTGCAGCGGTCTCCTTATTTGGTTATGGTTGGGGTGCAGGTACATGGAGCACATCAACATGGGATACATCAAGAGAAGGTCTAACAGGTGCGGAAGGTGTTTTACTACAATCATCAAAATGGGCACTTGATAACTGGGGCGAAGATGTATTATCACTACAATTTGATGGAGGCTTATTTTATTGGGACACATCATCGGGACTCTCTAGTAATTTAGCCAGCACAACAAATGTATCAAACGCTCCTACTAAATCTAGATTTATGTTAGTATCGGGTGATGATAGACATGTTATTTGTTTTGGTACAGAGACAACTATAGGCACATCTTCCACACAAGATAATATGTTTCTTCGTTGGTCCTCTCAAGAAACAACAAATGATTGGACACCAACAGCAACAAATACAGCAGGTTCTTTTCGATTAACAGACGGAAACCAAATTAATACAGCCGTTAGATCAAGAGGTGCGGTGATGGTTTGGACAGATACAGCACTATATCAAATGCAGTTTATTGGTGCTCCTCTTACTTTTGGTTTTAAACAAATAGGTTCAAATTGTGGTGCTGTAGGTATTAACGCGGCTGTTGATGTATCGGGTACATCATTTTGGATGAGCGATGATTCATTTTTCATATATGATGGTGCAGTAAAAAAAATACCGTGCACTGTGCAAGATCATGTGTTTGATGATATTAATCCAAATGCAAAACAAGATGTATTCTGTGCTGCAAATTCTGATTTTAACGAAGTCATGTGGTTCTATCCATCTGCTAACTCAACACAAATAGATAAAATGGTTGCATATAATTATGCAGAAAACTTATGGTATGTAGGCACATTAGCAAGATCATCATGGGCTGATAGCGGTGTGTATGATAATCCCTATGCGGCTGAGTTTGAAGCGGCAGATACAACGGATACTATATCTACTATCACAGGACTTAAAGCAGGTCGTACTTTTGTATATTTACATGAAATAGGTGTAAACGATGATGGTGCGGCTATGGCTAATCATATTGAGTCTGGTGATATAGATATTGCAGATGGTGATAATTTTATGTCCGTATCTAGATTTATACCCGACTTTAAAAATCAAGCAGGCACTGTTGACGTAGTATTGAAAACAAGACCCTATCCTAGTGGCACACAAACAAGTCACGGTTCTTTTGATGTGACTACATCAACAAAAAAAATAGATACAAGAATACGAGGCAGACAAGTAGCTGTGCGTGTTTCAAGTGACGCTGTTGACGATAACTGGCGATACGGTACAATGAGACTTGATATTAAACCAGACGGAATGAGAGGCGGATAATGTCAAAGATTACAACACCACGTCTACCAGAGGCAACAGAAAAATATAGTAGAGAACAAGTATCACAGCTTGTACAAACACTAGAACAGGTAATATTTATTTTGAACAACACATATGTTCCAGAAACACTTCGTCAAGACGACGAAAGAATAAGTTGGTTTTTATCATAGATGGCAAACGTATATACAAATTATAAAGTAGATTTAACTACAACAAATGAAACAACAGTATTTACTGTGCCAGCAGAAACAACAGCTATTGTGAAGTCAATACGTGTATCGAATGATGACGCATCCAATGCTTGTACGTTAACGATGACACTAACGGATTCTAGTTCTAATGCTTTCTCATTAGAAAAGGATAAATCTATTGCAGCAAAAACATCGGCTGAATTACTTACGTCGACTCTTGTTGCAAAAGAATCAGAAGTCTTTAAGGCTACTGCACAAAACGCAAACGACTTGCACATTATTATTAGTGTGCTACAAATAACCAACACATAGGAGATAGCTGTGAAAAAAATGATGAAAAAGAAGTCAAAAAAGCTTGTAAGAAGAGGCGATGATAAACCTGTGAAAAAAATGATGGGTGGAGGCATGATGTACAAAGACGGTGGTTCACCAAAGAAAAAAATGAAAAAGAAAAAACTTGCCGCTATGTACGGTGATCCTAACAAAATAACTAGAGGCGATATTATTACAGCCGCTAAAATGAAAAAGAAAAAAGGTAAGAAGTAATGGGTAAACTTTGTCCAAGAGGTAAAGCGGCAGCTAAACGTAAGCTTACGCAAACATGTACGCTTCTGCTGTTTGCTCTGGTAAAGTAACACCGGGTGGTAAAAAGAAAAAGAAGAAAATGGCTGACGGAGGCGAAGTCATTGACTTTAACAAAATATCGCAAGATAGAAAAAAAGTTTCTAGTTACGCTCAAGGTGGAATTGCAAAAGGTTGTGGTGCAATTATGAAAAAGAAACGTAAGGTAACAAAAAAATCATAATGGCTAAAAAAGGTTTAAGAGCTTGGGTTAAAGAAAAATGGGTAGACATTGGTGCACCCGATGGTAAAGGTGGTTACAAACCTTGTGGTCGAAGTAAAGGGGAGAAGCGTAAAGGCTATCCTAAATGTGTACCTTTAGCAAA